GGTGTTACTAAAGCCCAAGCACAGAAGGGCTATGCAACTATTGCAGACATCCTACCTACGGCTGAAAAACTATCTGATATTTATGGTAAGACATTAGATGAATATCGTCTCGGTGAAGCAGAGCAAGAAGTATTTAATACCCTTGCTTCGGCTCAAAGGAAGAGACAAAAACTTATTCAAACTGAAATAGCCTCTTTTAGTGGTGCTAGTGGTTTAGGTAAATCATCACTTAGTAGTCAATTAGGCGGTACATACTAGATTCCTGACACGGACCGACCAGCCCCGTGCAGTGTATAAGACTGGTAGCAAGAGCCAGCCTGCCCTCCCCTGAGCAGAACTGTGGCTTGCGACTAACAACGAATAGAAAGGGTGGTTGCTATGAGCAACAACTACTGGGATGAAGAAGACGACGAGGTAGAAGTACCTGAACATCAACTAGATGGCGATGCTTTAGTCAAAAGACTAAGAAAAGCCAAACGTGCTGATGAGAAGCGTATCAAGGAACTGACCGAACAACTTGAAGGATTCGTCAAGGAAAAACGGCAACAAACTGTCTCCGAAGTCCTGGCTAAAAAAGGAGTAAACGCTAAGGCTGCACGCCTTATTTTGAAAGATGTAGAGGATGCCACAGAGGAATCTATTGATTCTTGGCTCCGTGATAACGGAGATTTAATTGGCTATACCCCACAAGAGCAAAATGAGGATACGCAGAAAGACCTTGCGACATTACGTCAGCAAGATATCTTAACCCAAGGCGGTATGACTCCAGACAAAGCCGTAGATATGAACACGCGTTTAGATAACGCGGGTTCGATGGATGAACTTATCCACCTTCTACGCAATTCCTAACCGTTCATAGTCACTTGGAGGTGACGAAACCTTATGTCCAACGCATTTATCTCTACCGCGAGCACATCTCTCGGTGGAACAGTTGGCGCCGCAGGTCTAGTTCAGAAGGCGTATGACCGTCTTCTAGAATTCGCTCTCCGTTCAGAACCACTACTTCGTTCTGTCGCAGATAAGCGTCCTGCCCGTCAATCAATCCCAGGTTCAACTGTAGTGCTACAGCGCTATGTTGACTTGGATGCAAAAACTTCAACACTAACAGAGACAACTGACCCAGATGCAGTCGCAATGACGACTCCAACTTCAGTAACCATTACTCTTAACGAGTATGGTAATGCTGTTCTTGTTACCCGTGCTCTTGAGTTATTCTCACTAGCAGATGTAGACCCAGCAATTGCAAATATTATTGCATACAACCTTGCTGATTCTATTGACACCGTTGTTGGAACAACTCTAACTGGCGGAACTAACGTAATTTACAGCGGTTCAACCGCTACAAGCACTGCCACAATCGCTGCTGCTGCAACAATTGATTCAGCAGATATCCGCAAGGCTGTTGCTAAACTCCGCGCTAATAAGGCCAAGGCTCGCCGTGGTTCTTACTACTGGTGCGGTATCCACCCAGAAGTTTCCCACGACCTGCGTGCAGAGTCTGGAAACCTAGGCTGGAACTTTGCTCACATTAACTCTGACCCAGCCGTTAATAACGTATGGGCTGGAGAAATTGGCGACTACGAAGGAGCATTCTTTGTTGAGTCTTCTCGTTTGCCAAATGCTAAAGATGGCGCTAACCAGTCTGCTCTTGCTACAACCGCAGTAACCGTTGCAGGTACATCAGCAGGCTTCACCTTCGGTGTTGCTTCTTCTGCTGTAATTGCAACACGTGCTGAAGTTGGAGATAAAGTTGCTGCAACTGGTATTGCTACTGGTGCAAAGATTACCGCTATTTCAACTTCAGGTTCAACAACAACCTTTACGGTTGACACAGCAAACACTGCTGCAGTCGCTGTTGATGCAACTGTAACTGTAACTCCAGTAACACGCGTATTTGATACTATCCTCTGCGGACAGCAAGCACTTGCTGAGGCTGTTGCAGAAGAGCCACACATTGTTATCGGAAACGTAACCGATAAGTTGATGCGCTTCCGCCCAATGGGCTGGTACGGCGTACTCGGCTTTGCACGTTATCGTGAAGAAGCACTGTATCGTATTGAATCTGGTTCCTCAATCGCTGCTCTCTAGTTGATTGACTCTGACGGGTAGGCATATTAGAACAGCCTACCCTTCGGGGTGAGTTCATTAGGAGGACTTATGACTGAGTTTGTATTTACAACTCCAATAGTTGAAGAAGGTCCTGCTGGTAGTCAACGTTTATTCCAGTTTTATAAATTAAACCGTGGGATAAGTATAGTTCTTAAACCTACTGGTGGATATGCTCAAGTTAGATATCTACAAGATTCTGATTTTGATACTTATCCTGCCTATTATCAAGGTGGTTATAACTACACAGTAGATGCTGCTACTAAAGCAGCGTTAATTGCTGGTGGAGTTGGCATCACAGAGGATAACTTTACAGCGATATGAAACATTGGGAACACCACCCTGAGCCAGTAGAAGGATGCTTTGGCTGTAAGGGTTTGAGTATACAGATGAACACTGGTGATGCACATAGCCAAAGGTCTATGCCAACTAAAGCATTTAATAAAGAATTGGATGCCTACAAAGAGGCGAGAGCCCAGGGTATCCAGCCTGCTGGAACTTCTATGAAGAAGATTCAGGAGGCAGTAAAGGCTAGTGACATACTAGGTAAACCTTATGACTCTAGCAAGATGGCACCAACAAAACATATAAACAAACAATCAGCAGCAGTACTTAATCAACTAGGAGCATAATATGCCAATGGTAAATGGAAAAGAATTTTCATACGGTAAAAAAGGTATGGCTATGGCAAAGAAAGCAGCCAAGAAGTCAGGTAAGAAAATGGTTATGAAGGCAGGCAAGAAGGCTGCAGCCAAGAAGATGGGCAAGAAGAAGTAATGAAAGCAAAAAAAGGAATGGGCTTCAAGGCAGCACAGAAATCAATAGCCAAGAAGCAAGGTGTATCAATGAAGAGTGCTGGTGCAATCCTCGCATCTGGAGCCCGCAAAGCCTCACCAGCAGCCAAGAAGAAAAACCCCAACCTAAAAAAGGTTAAAGGCGCTATAAAGAAGGGTAAAAAATAACTATGCCAGGTAGAATTAGTCCAGGCAAAACAGCCCAGCAACGGAAGAAAGAAATTAACGCTGCTGAAAATGCTGCAATAGCAAAAGCCGAAGCAATGTTTGAAAAAATGATACAACAAGGCAAAGTTAATCCAAGCAATATAAGAAAAATTAAAGACCAAATCGCCAATAAAACTGGCGCTTATCCAATGGGAAATTACGGAGATTAATTATGGCAAAGAAAACAGGTAAGTCTAATCTTGGTCCTGAAATGGCTAAGAAAGCATATGAGGCAAAACTATCTGAGCGGGTTCCCTATAGCCCTGATTGGGATGGTAAGCCTATGAGACAAAAAGAAACTTGGGATAATACAAAAGTTAAAAAAGTACCAGGTAAAACCCGTATAGGTAATCTTGCAGGTGGCGGTGCTGGTGGTATGTTTGGAATTAAGAACCGATAATGGCAGACCCAAGGTTAAAGCGAGCGGGTGTAGCAGGTTTTAATAAACCTAAGCGCACCCCTAACCATCCTAAAAAGTCGCATATAGTGGTGGCTAAACAAGGCGACAAGGTTAAAACTATCCGCTTCGGCGAACAAGGCGCTTCAACTGCAGGTAAACCTAAGGCTGGAGAGTCTGAAAGAATGAAGAACAAGCGTGCATCATTTAAAGCACGCCATTCAAAGAACATAGCCAAAGGAAAGATGTCTGCTGCTTACTGGGCAGATAAGGTGAAGTGGTGAAGAAGAAAGCAAAGCCTAAGGCTAAATCTAAAGTCAATGAGGCTGGCAACTACACCAAACCTGGTATGCGTAAAGCACTATTTAATAAAATTAAAGCAGGCTCCAAGGGTGGAGACCCAGGAGAATGGTCTGCTCGTAAGGCACAGTTACTTGCTGTGCAATATAAGAAGGCAGGCGGAGGATACAAATAGTGGCACTGGCTAAATCACAGAAGTCTTTAAAGAGTTGGACTAAGCAGAAGTGGAAAACTTCTGATGGCAAACCTTCTAAAGGTAAGAAAAGATATCTACCTGAAGCAGCGTGGGCTAATCTAACTCCTGCTGAGAAGGCTGCTACTAATAAAGCAAAAGCCCAAGGTAATAAAAAGGGTAAACAGTTTGTTAAACAACCAAAATCAATCGCAAAGAAAACGGCTAGGTATAGATAATGGCGACAGGTACAGCAGGTAGTTCATTTACAAGTGAATTAAATCGCTTGGGAAATAGTGGAACATATCCAGTATTAACTTCATACCTGGCTGCTACTGGTGCTGCCAATCAATATGCAGGGACAACAGGTAAAGCACTTATTGGTGCATTGAATCTAGAAGCAGATGGTGACCGTCAGCCTAAAGACTTTAAGGCTCTTGGTGGTATTTGTAATGAATTAGCAGGAACAACTAATCTTTCCCCTACTGATGCGTTAAGGAGCATTGACGTATGACAGTTACATTAGCCGAAATGATAGATGAAGTTAAGATTAATCTATCTGGATACACCTTTCAACAGGATAGAAGCACTCACTTAACTGCTGCTGTTACTACATTAACATCACCTAGTTCATCTCCTACCGTATTAAGCCTTGGTTCAACTACTGATTTTGGCAAAGGTGTTGTTGAAATTGGTGATGAATTACTCTGGATAGATAGCGTAGACCGTGTTGCTAACACTGCTACTGTCGCCCCTTACGGGCGTGGCTATCTTGGAACTACTGCTGCTACTGCTGCCGTAGATACCCAGGTAACTGTTAGCCCTATCTTCCCAAGATATAGCATTAAGAAGGCTATTAACGACACCATTGATGCCGTAGGCGCCAGCATATATGCTGCTAAGCAGACTACATTTACATACAACGCAGCCATTACTACATATAATTTTAATAATTTAAATATAGAAAACATACTTGCTATTTCTTGGCAGGACATAGGACCTACTAAAGAATGGATACGCGTTAAGCGTTATGACTTTGACCCGTTTGCAGATGCTACCCCAGGGA